GGGGGGTCTTTTGTTCAAACAGGGCTCGCCATACCTTGCACCCAGGGCTAATATCCCCCCGATGTGTTTTTTATCACAACAAGCCGCCTAGCTGCGGCGATGTATATTCACCCTTAATATATGCAGGTGGTCAATGGACATCAACGAAATTATCCCGTACGCCCGAAATGCGCGACATAACAAGAAAGCAATTCCAGCCGTTGCGGACAGTATCCGACAGTTCGGACTTCGTGGCCAAATCGTGTTAGAGAGTCGCGAGAACCCCGTAATTGTCACAGGCCATACACGCGTTGAAGCGTGTAAATCTCTCGGCTGGAAGGAATAACGCAGCGGAGTTTTTCGCTGAGTCATTTGCCAATGCTAATAATAGCAGCAGCGCAAAAGGCGTAATGAGGGGGGGGTACACGGTAGCGCGAAATTGAAGCTTTCGCAAGCCATGACACCTGAAATGGAGCTTGCAGCGATTGACGCGCGTTTGAAAGAGCTGAAAGAGCAAGAAAAAGAGTATTCCGAAGCTGGAGCATGGTTTATTACTAACGGCTTCGAGTATAAACGCAGCTTGTACAAAGTTAACCCTACAGAAGCAGAGAAGGAAGAAATCAAGCGGCGTGAGCACGCGGGCGAGAGTCTCATGCAAAGAGGTTATAAATACAACTATAAAGCGCAGGATACGCGCGATGAAATCATAAAGCTAGAGGACAGGCGCAGAGAAGTTTACGCAAATACTGCCGCAGGTATCCGCGCGCAAGCAGCCGCAACGCAAGCAAGAAGGCAGACCGCATTTGAGGGACTTGTCAAAGAGCGAACAAGATTGCAAACAGAAGCTTTGCAATGGCAAAACTCGAGAGCGTTTAACAGAGAGCAAAGAGAACGTAGAAGAAAAGCTGATATTGAGCTCGGCGGTAGCAACACTAAGAGTGGACAGGAAGCAAGAAGAGTTGCTGATAAGTTGGACGCTAGCTATCGAGATATGGTTGATAACAGAATAAAAGAACTAAACAAAGTTATTAACGGCGGCGTAAATAGTCCGCTACTTGATGAATATTTACCAGGACATTAAGCAGTCACTTTTCGTGGCTGCTTTTTTATTAGCGAGGTGATACATGCCACGGAAGAAAGCAAGCGGACTTGAAAAGCCAGCAAACGTGGCAAATGACCCGTTCAAGTCCGCAAAGTGGGATGAAATTACAAGCGCGAGGACGTTTAGCACATCAGACGTTCCCACGCTTCTTCTTTTAGTGCAATGGCACGCAGTGGCGCAACAGTGCATTGACGACATCGACGACGTGGGACAGGTCGCGTACCAAAACAAGCTCGGCGACTTAAAGGCATTGCCGCAGATATCGACGCTCAAACAGGCGAGCGCGGAAATTAGGCAGCTCAACAAACAACTTGGTATCAATGACGCGGCAGAACCCGAGAAGAAAAAGACGAAACAAGCGTCGATGTTGCAGTTTGTGATGAATGACCGCGCGAAGAAAGCAAAGAGGGTAAACGGTGGCTAAACGTTACGGCAGGCAAACACCGACATACGAAATCGTCGGTAAGTACGCATACACCGACGGCGAGCAAGCGACCGCCCTGGCTTCCGAGTTTTGGGACGCGCCTTTGGAGTGGCAGCAACACTTCTTGGACGTAATGTTGGCTCGCGACAAGCGCGATAAATACGCGTTCAAAACCGTTGGACTGTCACTTGCTAGGCAAAACGGTAAATCGTGGAGCGTTCGCGCTCGGTGCTTCTACGGCTTAATAGCGGATGGCGAAAAAATCTTGTACACGTGCCAACACGGAGACACCGCCGACGGCATGTTCAAGGAGCTTTCCGCACCGTTCGAGGACGAGGAAAACGAGGACTTAAACGACCTCTTAGACGCGGTACGCAAAACTAACGGCCAACAAGCTATTTACTTGAAAAACGGCGGCTATATCCGCTTCACGACCCGTACAAACAACCTTGCGCGTGGTAAGAGTTACGACGTTGTTATCTACGACGAAGCGCAGGAGTTGACGCGTGAGCAACAGGACGCGTCACGCTTTGTTACGTCGGCAAGCAAGAAGCACAACGCACAAGTTATTTACTTAGGAACACCGCCAAACGAGAAAGCACCCGCCGAGGTGTTCAAGCCCCTACACGACCGCGTACACGACGGCGATACCAAGGGTACGGCGTGGCTGGAATGGGCGGTCGAAGATGTTGGCGACACGCACGAGGTAGACCGCTGGTACGAAACAAACCCGTCACTCGGTTATCTCATTGATGAAGAGACAATCGCCGCAGAAGCCGACGATGTCGCGCCCGACAGTTTCGCTCGCGAACGTTTGGGCTGGTGGGCGAAAGCAGGCATTATCAAAACTGCAATAGACCCCGACGTTTGGCGTGCCGCTCGTATTAAGTCTATTGGCGACAAATACAAGAAGAAAACGACGTTTGGCGTTCGCTTCTCTAACGACGGCTCTATTTATGCGCTTGTTGGCTGCAAGCAAAACAAAGACGGTGAGTTTGCCGTGGAGCTGGTCGAGGTAGGCACAACGGAACGCGGCACACGCTCGCTTGCCGAAGAGATTGTGAACCGAAAACAGACGGTCAACGCGTGCATGATTGACGGCCTGAACGGTGCCGAAGCACTTTGCACGAACCTAGCGGAACTAAAAGCCCCGCGAGGGTACATCACGCGCCCGAACACAGCCGACGTTATTGCCGCGTCGCAATCGTTCTTGGACGGACTCACCGACGGCACGATTAAACACACATACGCCCGAGCATTCGACAATTCCGCGCTTGGGTGCGTTCGACGTTCAATCGGCAGCCGCGGCGGTTGGGGCTTTGGCTCAACGGACGCAGCCGACAGCACGATTACAGAAGCCGCGGCACTTGCCGTTTGGTGTTGCAAGAACACCCGTAGAAACCCTAGAAGAAAGCAGCGAATATTATGATTTACCAAGATAAATTCTTGTACGGCGGTATCTCAACGCCAAATCTCGATAATGTCCCCGACGCTTACCGCGACACGGTAAAGCGTCTTTTTTTGCGATGGTCAAGCGTATATGCTCGCAATTACGAGCTTTACCAGTATTACACGATGAAGTCCCAGCTAAAGAGTATCGGACTTGATATCACGCCCGCCATGCCAAACTTGAACACCGTTGTTGGTTGGTGCTCGAAGGCTGTTCGCGCTCACTCTATGCGTTCAGTCTTTGACGGCTTTGTCTTTGGCGGCCAGCAAAACGCGACACTCGACGCAGTAGTACGTACTAACCGCATGCGCTCCATTTATCAGCAAGCGTGGAGTTCTGCGCTCGTGTATGGCATTTCCGCCGTTACCGTCATGCGTTCTGTGGACGCAAACAACCCCGTTAAAGTCCGCGTATTCAGCGCAAACCAGTTCTGCACTGAATGGGACACAGCCGCCGACGGCGTTACAAACGGCGTTTTCCTCACCAGCGTTGATGATAATGGAGCACCAAACCAGTACACGGTGCATATGCCCTACACGGTGCTTACGCTTGACCGCGTAGACGCTAATACTTGGAGCTGCACCGAAGAACACCACCCCATGAACCGCCCGCTCTTTGACGTATTTGTGAACGACCCCGACCCCGACCGCCCGCTTGGACACTCTCTTATTACGCCCGAGTTAATGGGGATTGTTGACAAAGCAATGCGCGACGTGGCAAACATGGAAATCGGCGCGGCTTTGTTCACATATCCACAGCGTTATATTCTCGGAGCAGCAGAGGGACTTTTCGGCGACAGTGTAAACGGCGAGGACGACGAAGAGGGCGAGGAAGGCGGCGAGCCAACACCAAGCACTCCAGCTTCACGCTTCAAGCTATATACAGGCGCAATTATGGCAATCTCGCGCGATGAAAACGGCGAAATTCCACAGGTCGGGCAATTTGCGGCAGGTAACGCCGAGAACTTCACCCGCGTTTTTGAAAACGACGCTCAACGTTTCAGCGGCGCAACAAACGTGCCACTTGCACAATTAGGCGTTCTATCGAATACGTACACATCTTCCGACGCTCTCGGCGCGGCTAATGACCCGCTTATTCTTGAAGTTGAGACAGCAAACAGACGCAATGCCGAAGTACTCGAAAACATCGCTCGTATGATTATGGCCGTCGCAAATAACAAGGCACTAGACGAACTCACCGACGAGCAGAACAGCGTTCAAGCGTACATGCAAGACCCGAGCATGCCTACAATCGCAGCACGCGCTGACGCATGGACTAAGATGTCCGCCGCCGATAAGTCAATCGTTGGAACGCGCGTCTACTATGAGGGTATCGGACTTTCGCAGCCAACCATTGACCGCTTACGCGCCGAACAAAGGCAGGCGGGCGCACTTGATATGCTCTCCGCTATTGCTGCGAAAATGGAGGGGTAATGATACCTCGCGAAACGTTCGACAGGTTCGACACGTCATTGCAGACCGCGGCAACGCTTGCAGAAAATGCCGTCGTTGAGCTTATGAGTAACACCGTCGGTATGACCGATACCCAAACACAGGCATATCTATTGCAGCAATACCCCGCGCTCGTAAAAGCATACGGCAACCTTGCAGCGGCCGCCGCCGTTGAGTATTACAACGACTTACGCGCTACGTATGACCTAGACAGCGATTTTACGGCGACTATTTCCGAAATAAACAAGCACTATCAAGCAATCGGAGACGTTAACCGTACGTTAGAGGAAGCCGACGACATAACGCAGGTGCAAAGCAGCCTTTCTGCGTTGAGCGGCCGCCGCGTTATGGAATACGCGGACGATACCTTCACCGATAACGCATTACGTGACCCCGCGCACCCTCGTTGGGCATTGATACCACATGCGGGGGCATGTGCGTGGTGCTTGCTAATCGGTTCAAACGGTTTTGTTTATTCCGAGGACGGCGTACTTGCTTCAAGGCACACGCACTGTAAGTGCACGCCTACAGTTGACTTTGGCAACAGTCCAGGCGTGCAAGGCTTCAATCAAAAGAAGCTGCAACGCTATTACAGCACGGCGCGCGCGTCTGTCGAAGATGAAGCGCGTACGCAGTGGGCGGCGATGTCACCCGAGGAGCGCAAGAAGTACACGCGAACGCGAACAACGCGAGACGGTAGAAAGGTTGGCGGAAACACGCCGTCATACGACGCTTACCTGCGAAATAAGATAGTGTCGCGTATGGCAAAACAGTTACACATAGCAGAACATAAACACTAGAAGAAGCGGCGAAAGCCGCTTTTTTCATGTCAAAAAGCCGCACGGCTTGCAACGGGCGCAAAGCCTAGAAAGAGGAACACATGAGCCAGGAAGAGATACAGGCAACCGAGGGCGCAAAGCTCGAAGAAACCGCAGCCACAGCCGAAGTTGAGCAGCCACAGGCAGAAGAGCCAAAAGAACAGGCAGAGCCAACAGAGCCGACTACCGACTGGAAGTCAAATTCGCGCAAGTGGGAAGACCGCGCAAAGTCTAACAAAGAACAACTGGACGCAACATTAAAGGAACTTGAAGAGTTGAAGGCTTCACAGGCTACCAACACAACCGAGCAGCTAGAGCAAGCCAACGCAAAAATCGCGGAACTCAAACTCAAAATCAAGGTTTCCACAGAGACGGGTGTTCCCGTGGAGCTGTTACAAGGTTCAGACGAGGAAGCAATCACCGCAAGCGCAAACGCTCTTACTTCTTACGCTCAATCGTTCGCCAAATCAAACGCCGCATATCCGCTTGACAAGGGCGGCGCGGCACATTCAACCGCAGGCAATGTCGAGGACATCGCCGACCCCGTGGCACGCGTACAGGCGCGCGCCCGAACTTTACTTTAAGGAGCAAAAATTATGGCAGCACCAGCAAACATTGTTAACGCCGCAGCAGTTAACGCTTCTCTTGACGTTGAAGTTCTAAAGAACTTCCGCGGCCAGTATGACCGACTTGCAGAAATTCTCGGTATCTTCTCTCCCGAGGTTGTCGCCGCAGGTACAGCAATCTATCAGACCAAGTTTAACGGCACTCTGAACAACACCGCTTCCGGCACTGGTTATGTCGAGGGCGACGAGGTAGCACTCTCTAAGTTTGGCGTTGATAAGGTCGCAATCGACCCAATTCAGCTCGTCCCATACCGCAAGATGACTACCGCACAGGCAATTCTCAAGTCTGGCCACGTCCGCGCTGTTATGGGCACCGACGCAAAGATGATTTCCACCGTCCGTGCGGGCGTTGTTTCCGACTTCTTCGGCCTTCTTGCTAACGGCACTACCACCGCAAATGGCAAGGGACTACAGGCAGCACTCGCAAACGGCGTGGCTAAGCTCGGCGACGTTCTCGAGAACGCTAATGACGCAGCAGACCGCGTTGTAACCTTTATGAACCGACAGGACGCAGCCGATTACCTCGGAACTGCAACCATTACCAACCAGGACGTTTTCGGTATGACTTACCTGGAGAACTTCCTCGGCGCAACAAACGTATTCCTGACCTCCAAAGTACCCGCAGGCACTATTTACACCACCGCAGCAGAGAACATCCACGCTTACGCAATCAACTTCAGCGGTCTTGGTGAAGCTGGCATGCCTTATGCAATCGACGAGAGCGGCATTATCGGCGTTTCACACCGCCCAGCATATGACCACGTTTCCGTCGAGACAAACATTCTTCGCGGCGTTCGCTTCGTCCCAGAGATGAAGGACTACATCGTAAAGACCACCATTCAGAAGGTAACCGCATAAGTTAGGACGTAACCATGCCCACAACATACGCAACAGTTGAAGAGTACAGACTCGACACAGGCGACCACGAGAGCGCGGCCGACCGTGTTTCAGCCGTACTTATGCAGCAGTCCGCAAAGTTGAGGGCGCGTCTGCAAATCTCGGAAAAGAAAAGACTAACCGCAGACCAACAGGCGTTAGCGCGTCTGTTGGTCACAGACGCAGCGCGTAAAACGCTCGTCCCGCCAACGCTCGACGGTTTCGGCGACATCACAGGCGCAAAGGCCGCGAGCTTTTCGGCTAACGGCTTTCAAGGCTCTGTGACAATCGCCAACCAAAGCGGCAGCGCATACTTCGACCGCGACACGCTAAACGTGCTTAAACGCTCTCTCGGGCGTTCTGCTCGTATTAGCGTTATTTGTCCGTGGTAGGTGATGCCGCGTGCTAGGCGAGACAGTAGACGTTTTAACGCACACTGAAACAGGCCACGACGGCATGGGCGAACCAGTCTACGAAATGGCGCAAAACACTGTTGAGGGTGTTTTGGTTCGCCCATTATCCACTCTCGATATAGAAGCGCGTATCCGTGACGCAGGAAGCGCGGACGTACGCCCCGACGGTATCGAACTCAAATACTCGCTTGCCTTTCCCAAGACGTACACGGGCGATTTAACGCACGCAAAGGTTGTGCTCGTTGACCGTGTACGCAATGGCGACCGCGACGCAATGACGTTCGATGTTGTCGGCTCACCCGATAGAACGCGTCCATGTCCTACACCGTGGAACATGATTGCAGAAATCGGGGTGCAGCATGGGTGATGTGAGTTTTGAGCCGGTGCATATCAACAAAGCGGCCGTGCAGGAAATTTTCAAAAGTCCCGCAATGCAAAGCCTTGTTAAAGAACGCGCGGAGCAAATCAGCGCAACCGCAAACGGAAAAGTTGAGAGCAACCGTTCACCAAAGAGCCGAAATAGCGGAAACGCATTTACGGCAACGGTGAAGGTTGGACGCGGCACGGCGTTTGGCGTTGTTAAGCCCGTTTCTTTTGAAGGCAGGCACGCCGCTTCAAATGGCATGCTCGATGAATTTTTGGACTGATAACAATGCCACGACTAAATATTCAAGGCGACGTTAGACGGCGATTGCAGGAGCATTTCAAAGGCTTCGCAGTCGCCGTTTCTGTTCCCGAAAAGCGAAAGTTTCCGCTTGTGGTTGTACGTCGTACAGGCGGCGCGCAAGAAGAGGGACTAGACCGCGCAACGTTGACCGTTCTTGTTTGGGACACCACCGAGCAGAAGGCATACGACGCAGCCGCGGCAGTTTCAGACGCAATCGCGCTTCTTCCGTTTTATGCGGGCTACGCAAAGACAAAAGAAACGTCTTTTTATTCCGACTTTGACACTTCAACTAAAAGCCCACGTTATCACATCAGTTTCAACGTTTGGACTTATCAACCAAAGGAGAATTAACACATGGCAGCAGAACTTAACGCAAAGCTAGCGACCGCGTCAATTCCAGTTGCAGGCCGCGGCATTTGCTATGTATCTTTCAAGGCAAATCCAACATTGCCAACTAACGCAACCGCCGATATGTCAACCCTTACCGACTTCGAGTCCTTGGGCGAGCTTTCCGACAGTGGCTTCTCTGAGAGCCGCTCTATCAGCGCAAATGACCACAAGGGCGCACACGGCACTGTCATTATGACAACCATTGATAATGACACTACCAAGTACAAGGCAGCTTTCTTGGAGGTTTCCCGCGCCGCTGTTGCAAAGCTGCGTTTTGGTGACACTTCCGTTACCGAGACAACCGGTGACGTAACCAAGATTGACTTGCAGCCTTACAAGGGAACACCTCACGCCTTCGTTTTCGAGGAGGAGGAGTCAAACGGCTATAAGCGTCGTACCGTCATTAAGCGCGGCGTTATTTCCGCGTTTGACGAGGTATCCCACAAGAAGGGCGACCTTATGGCATACGGCATGGATATTACCGTCAATGATACCGATGACGGCTCGCCAGCCGTTGTTATCTACCGCGCAAAGCTGAGCGCATAGCAACTATCGGACGCACCCCCTCCACGCGAGGGGGTGTTTTTTATTTATTTCAAACTCGTAGAAAGTGGACTCAATGAACGCTAAATATCTTGACATGATGAACGCGGAAGAACTCGAGGACTACGCGCAAATTCTCGGCTTTACTACCAAAGCGGCAAAGACTAAAGCCGCAAAAGTGCAGTTAATCGAGACAAAGCGTTCAGAGAGTGCAGAAGTTGAGATTTTCGGCATTAAATTCGTTATCCCTAAAAAGAAGTTTCACGACATGAAAATTAGCGAACTTCTTTCTAAGCCAGACCGAACAGATGACGACTTTGTTGAAGCTATCCGCATGCTTCTTGGCGACGAGCAGTACGAAACCATTTACGAAGCAGTCCGCGACGAGGACGGAACGGTCGATATTGACGGCCTAGTCCTTGTATATAAGCGTCTCTTCCAAAATGAAGCACTAAAAAACTTCTAACGCTTGCGCAACTCGAAGAAGGCCATATCCGCGAGCTGCGGCACGACTTCCGCGCATATTACCACGTCGCATATGACGAGGTAGAGCCAGCCGAAGCAATCGACCTAATCATGACGCTTCCGCCTGGCTCGCTTTACGTTGCCGCGGTACGTCCCGAGTGCGCATGGTCGATTGAGCGCGAAGCCCTGGCAGATATCCAAGACACGATATACACGGCCATGTGGGCGCGTGGAATGTGCAGCACGGACGAGCCGCCGTCGGTGGTACGCCCTCGCGATATTGAGCGTACAAAACGAGAGCGCGAGCGAACCAAACAAGCAATTAAACGACTCCAAGACCCAAATGTTAAGTGGGAGGAGGTAACGGAATAATGGCAGAAATCGGACGTTCTGACCTTCTGATTGTCCCTAAGTTTGAGAGTAAACTTTCTGACACAATCAATAAAGAACTAGGCGTTGCGTCAAAGACAGCAAGCAATACAGGCCACACAATCGGCACGCAAACCGCGCAAGGCTTTAGCGGCGGTTTCGCACAAGCTGGCGTTGTCGCGGGAGCGGTTAGCAGCATTGTCAACCGCGCTATGGCTTCTATTCAAGACCACGTCGGCGCGGCTGTTTCGCGTTTCGACACATTGACGCTATACCCTCGCACAATGCAATCGCTAGGCTTTGCCGCGAAAGAGTCAACGGCAAGCATTAACTATATGTCTGACAGGTTGCAGACACTGCCTACACAGCTAGACACCATGGTTCAGACCGTCAAGGGACTAGCAGTCATCACGAACGACTTAGACCGCGCAACTAAAGTCGGCCTTGGTTTGAACGATATGCTTATCGCTTCCGGTGCAAACCAACAATTAGCGTCGGCGGCAATGGAGCAGTTCAGACAAATTCTGTCTAAGGGTAGACCCGATATGCAGGACTGGAAGTCACTTATGCAGGCAATGCCTGGACAGTTGACGCAGCTTGCACACGCTCTTCTCGGCCCTACACACAACGCACGTGATTTGTACGCAGCTCTAGGCGGCGGCAAGCAAAAAGAGGGCGGCGATATTTGGGGCACGGTATCTATTGACCAGCTCATAGACGCAATTATCCGACTCGATCTAGAGGGTGGCTCGGGTATTACCAGCTTCAAGGAACAGGCGCAAACAGCGGCTGGTGGCATTGAAACGCAAATGGCGAACATGAACAACGCCATTACACGTGGCCTTGCTGGAACGCTTGAAGCTATCGGAAGCGTAAATATTGCGTCTTTCTTTGGCGATGTCCGCGGCGGTATCCTTGCTGGCTTTAAGACCTTCAACGGCTTTATCAAAGACGCAGTGCCAACAGTGAAGGCTGCAATTCCAGTTTTCCAAGCACTCGCACCCGCCGTCATTGGCGGCTTTGCCGCGTTTTCAGTCTTTGGCAAGGTTGAACTTATCTTAAAGGCGACAAGCACGTTTAACATGCTTGCCAAAGCTGCTTCACAATTCGCATACGGCGGCGTGTTCGGCGTTATCAAAAGCGGCTTCACGTCACTTATAAGCGCAATTAACCCCGTAACCGTCGGTATCGTTGCTCTTGGTGCGGTCGTTGGTATTGCCGCTTCGCAGTTCATGAAGATGAAAGAGCATAGCGACGGCATCGCTAGCGGCTTGAAGTCAATTAACGACGTTGCCAACCAGTCGCACGGTTTGAGCACATACTCTTCGATGATTGATAAAATCACCGACACCGCGCCCGGCGCGGCTATGTCCGTTGACGCGCTCATGAAGTCAATCTCTGACAGTAACTCGAAGATTGCAAACACGCTTTCAGAAGCAACAACTAACGTTGGAACGCTCGAACGCGCTAGAACAATCATTAGCAACTATGCGGGTGCGACAGACCTATCAACACAGGCACAAGGCCAGTTGTCGTGGGCACTCTCCACGCTCAATGAGCAGCTAGGCTTGAACATTTCGTCAACCGACGTAATGAACAACTCTTATACAGACGCTAACGGAAACGTTCAGAAGCTCACTGACTCTATCAACGAGCTTGTATCTGCCAAGGAAAAGGAAATCAAAACAGCCGCGCTTACTGAAACACTTACAGAGCAGTACAAGCAGCGTGCGGCCGCGGCTCAAAGCCTAGCAGAAGCAGAGCGCAAGCTAAACGCAGAGTACAGCGACTCAGCACACGAGGACTTCATTAACAAGCAAGTCGGCACATCAGACGGCGAGGGCGGAACTGTTACACGCGAGCAAGCCGAACAAGATTGGCAACGCCGCAAGAACGCTTCACAGCTTGGCCAGGACGCACGAGACGCACGCAAGGCATACGAGGAACTAGACGCAGCCGTTAGACAGACGGAAGGCGATTTGGAGGTTAACAGCAAGGCTGTTGACGCTAACTCCGACGCTTACAACGGACTAGTTAGCAAGCTCTCCGACCTCACGCAAGCATACGTCAAACAGCATGGCTCACTTGCAGACTTCTCGGGCGACTTGCAATCACTCGGAGCAGATACAACGCAGCTAGGCGACCTTACCGATGAACAGTGGCAGCGTATCGCGCAAGCATACGACGGCACGGCCGCTTCTTTGGTTCAGCCTTTGCACGACTTGGGCGTGACGCTCGACGATACAGCCATTAAGGCGCAAGAAGCCACAAAGCAGATTAACGACGCTCTCAATAGCTTCGGCGCAAACGACGCTATCGAGAGTGTAGGTATCAACGTCAATGACCTATCCGCGGCTATGGCCAACGCTGGTATTACCGTGCAGGACTTGCAGGCAATCGGCAGTGAGAACTTCAAAGCCCTTGCTATCAATTCCAACGGCAATATTCAGTCGATTATTGCGACGGTGCAATCGCTCAACGCCCAAGGTGTCAACGATAAGTCATTCACCATTACGGCACACGATAACGCTTCAAGTGTTCTTCGCAGCGTTAAAGCGGAGCTGAACAGCCTTCACGACAAGAACATTCTTGTAAACCTCATGAAGCAGAACGCGGCAGGCGGTATCCGTGCCAACGCAGCGGGCGGCCTTCGCATGCACGCCGACGGCGCAATCGTTAACCGCGCAACACCGCTTGATATTGTCGGCGAGGACGGAGCAGAAGCAATTATCCCGCTCACAAACAAACGTTACGTGAAGCCATTTGCCGACGCAGTAGCAGAAGGCATACTCGGACAGTCAACAAATGAGCAGCTTATTCGCTGGCTTGCTCAAAACCTCGGCGCAATCATTTCTGCAAGCGCACCAGTCGTAACCGTATCAGAGCGCGAGCAACGCCGACAGATTAGGGAGTTGATGTCGTAATGTCACAGGCACAATTCATTACCGCCGACGGTACGACGTTCGATATCTCCGGCAGCTTCGGCACGCTCATGTTCGGTGACGATTTGGCAGGCTGGGAATGGCGAAGCAGCGCAACGCGTTTTAGCCGCGAAGCTAGGACGTATAGCGTTGAACTGGTAGCACAAACCACCACGCAGCGCGAGGAAGTCGAGCGATTGCTCATGCTTGCAGATTACGACACCGAGCGAGGTTTGCCCGATAAGCTTGTAATCGACGGCTGGTATATCAACTGCAACATCGTTGAGGGCGGCGTATCGAACTGGTACGCCGCTTCTCGTACGTGGCAGCTCAAGCTCCAAGCCAAGAACCCTATTTGGTATCGCGAGCGCACTATCTCGTTCATGCCGCAGAGTGCAAGCAATGAGCAGCTCACAGGCTACGACTACCCGCACGATTACCCGCACGATTACGGAACATCGGCACGAGGTTCACAGTTTGAGAATACGAGCCAAACGCCGTGTGATTTCCGACTAACGGTTTATGGCTATGCGGTAAACCCCTCAATCTATATCGCGGGTAATACGTACGGTGTGGATACCACTGTTCCAGACGGCGGCTTGCTCGTCATTGACAGCACGAAGAAACGCAGCATGAACCGCGACAGTGTAGTCATCAAGGATAAATACGGCAACGCAACAGACGCGTTCAAGTATCGCGTTCGCGGTATTGAGGGTTCGGGGTCGTATATCTTCCAGCGTATCCCGCAGGGGCTTCACAACGTCACTTGGGAGCAATCATGGGGCTTTGACCTTACGTTGATTGAGCGAAGGGCGGCTCTACCGTGGATATAATCTTACGAAACAAGGACGGGGAAGATGAATTTATCATCGACCCCGTTTCTCTTGATATCGCTGTAGGCATTGGCACTAACGCAGAAAACGAATTTGAGTTAACCGTTCCAGCTCACGCACCACGTGCAGAGCGGGGACAATTCGTGTACATCGAAGGCACGCCATACGGCGGCATGATTACCCGCATTAAAAGTGACGGCGCGTATAAGTGGTGCGGCCAAACGTGGCAGGGGCTACTCAATAACCGCGTTATTCTCGCGCCCTCCGACGGCGACAATGTCTATTTTAACGGCGATATGCACCAAGTATTGAAGAACTGGATATCGTGGCTTTCTTTAACTTCTGTCTTTGAGGTATCAGACGAAGCGTGCGCAATCGTTGCAAGCAATTACAAAGTACCGCTTTATTCAACGCTCTATGAAGCCTTAACGGGCGCCCTAGACACGCTAGGCGGTAAGTTGCGTATTCAGTGCAATGACCGCCGCACCGTGCTTTCTATCATTCCGCGTAAAGACTGGACGGAAGATGAAGAGTTCGACACAGCATTAACCAACGTCAAAGCGGATATTGATTTCTTGCCGTTTAACCACCTTGTATGCCGCGGTAAAGGTCAAAAGGGCGAACGTTTAGCCGTTGACTTATATGCAGATAAAGACGGCAATATCTCGCGCATGAAGTCGCAAAGCGGCGTTTTTGAACGCTCTATGTATTACAACTATTCGGCAGCCGACCAAGCAACGCTTGAAGCCGACGGCAAAAAGAGACTCCAACAGTTCATTGATGAAGCAAAGAAGCTAACTGTTGTTTTGACTGATACGTCTGATAGGTACGACATCGGCGATATTGTCGGCGGCTTTGATGACAATACAGGTTGGAGCGCAAAAGCGCAAGTAACAAAAAAGGTTGTGACGCTCGACAGTGCAGGTGTCGTCAAAGTCACGTATACCACGGGAGACGCGAAATGAGAAAAAACAACTATGTGCACCTAGAGTGCGACGTTAAAGGGTGTGAGCACAAGCTCGACGTTCCCGAGAAAGATGTCAATACCTACGGCTGGGTTGTAGGTGCTGAACGTATCGACGCACAAGGGCGCACGAAGAAATACGACCTCTGTTTTGACCATGCCATGCGTTGGCGTTATTTAATGCAGCAGCACGACGCAGAGGTCGACCTTTTGATTTCAAAAGGCATCGTCAAAGACCACGCATTTTAGGAGGTAGCACATGGCATTTGATTTTGTGACTTCGCGCCAAAATAAAGCTCATGTAACCGCGGAGCAAGCGGGCGCGCTGAACATTTCCATTTTTGGTAATGGCAGATACATTACCAAGTACGCGCAAGGTTTAGCCGTTTCCGTGGCATCGAGTAACAAAGTTAATATTGCGCCCGGCGCGCTAATTGTTGACGGCCGTTTTGTCGTCAATGAACGAGCGGAGCAAGTAACCATTGCCAACGGTACGCAGGGTAAATGGCGCAAAGACCTTGTTATTCTTACGCTCAAAGTTGACGCTTCAACAGGTGTTGGAACTACCGCGTTGTCAACCATTCAAGGCACTCCAGCCGCAACACAGGACGCGGCAAAAGACCCCGCATATACGCCAGGCGACCTCTCAAAAGGTCAATACCAGGCGCAAGTGCCTATTGCTCGTGTCGTTCTGAACGGCCTAACGCCAACGGCGGAGCACGCATTGCCTACCGTTTCCGCGCTCACTAGCGAGAACTTCGAGATTATCTCGTGTGAACCGCCTAGCGGATACGCTGGTTCGAGTAAGAACCTATGGCACGTTTATCGTAACGGCACAAGCGTTACTATCCACGTGCGCGTTTGGCTTGACCAAGACATTAAAAACGACGCTCTATTGTGTCCGTTCCTAATTCCCGAAGGCTCGCGACCCCCGAAGGTTGATAGCAGCAAGTACAACGCCGAAGGATACGAGAATATTTACTATAACGATGCGATTTGTCCTGGACATTCCGATGTTATTAGTGCTATATCCGCTCGCCCCGACGGCAAGATTTACATGCAGGATATGGGCGGGTCAACCTCGCGCGATTGGCGTTACGGAACTCTAACGTACACCGTCGCTCCATTCTAAGAGTGTAGGGAGGTGACACGATGAACCCTATTACGTTTGAGCAAGTGGTCGCGTTGCTGTCGTTCCTTGCAATGCTGGTAAGCATGTTCAATGGCGCACGCACCCTCGCAAAGAGCAACCAAGAAGGCGCGGAGCGTTTAGTCCGCATTGAAGAAGGCATTAAGAGCTTACGCAAAGACCTTGAAGAAAATCAGAAGGCATTTGCGGCTTATATGACACGTACGGACGAAAGTATTTCTAACGTTCGCTCGACAATCAACGACCACACCGCCCGTTTGGCGGTCGTAGAGGACGCAGTAAAAAGCAACTCGGGACGGCTTGGCCGCTTAGAAGCGGCGCACGACCACGAGCACGCAGGACATTAATAACCGTATGAAAGGAAACATTATGAATGACTGGGTAAAGGCAGCACTAGTTCGCGCAATCAAGACGGCAGCACAAACCGCCGTTGCGCTCATCGGCACAAATGCAATCGGAATTACCGGCGTTGACTGGGTGGCCGTTGCTTCCGCGGCAGCTCTCGCGGCCGTTGTATCCCTGCTCACCTCTATTGCTGGTATTCCAGAGGTACGCGAGGGAAAGTCACCTTTGGAGGGCAGATAATGGCTGATTTCTCGGGCAGTATTACTGCCGACGTTTGGGCGCCTACATCGGCGTTCGACTCGGGACGCGGCGGGCATAGCGTCCAGTACATAGTAGTTCACCACGAAGCGGCTGTCGGTTTGACGGCCGCTTCTTTGTCCTCGATGTGGTCGCGTATGCAATCGCAGAGTGCGCATTACTCGGTAGATGGCGACGGCGTAATCGCCCAACACGTCTACGAGAGCGATACGGCTTGGGCATGCGGCAACTGGACGGCGAACCAGTCCAGCATTTCGATTGAGCATGCGAACAACTCCACGAACCCGTGGACGGTGTCAGAAGCAACCCTAGAGAGCGGCGCACACCTCGTGGCCGCTCTTCTTATTAAGTACGGCTTGGGATACCCCCGTTGGGGTGGTAACGTCCGACCACACAAACAGATTGTGGCAACCGCTTGCCCCGGTGAGCTTGCAGGCTCTCAGAACGCGCAATACATGAGCCGCATTTGCTACTGGTACGAGGTAATGACAGGCACACGAACCGTCGAGGAGCGCGGCTGGCATACAAACGGCAAGGGTTCTTGGTGGTATCAGACGGGCGCAACGTCCGACGATTACGCCACAGACTGGCTCAAAGTCGGCGACGGCTGGTATTACTTCAACCAGTCCGGTTGGATGTTGACCGGCTGGGTTCACGCTTCTTGGAGTGGCTCGGAGAAGTATTGGTGGTACTTCGGCGAGGACGGCGCATTGCAGTTCGACAAGTGGATTGAGTACAATAACGGCTGGTATATGCTGCTCTCTGACGGCCGCATGGCTACTGGCTGGCAGGAACGCGACGGTAAACGTTATTACCTTGACGAGACAGGCCGCATGGCCGCAGGCTGGCTAAAGCTGGACGACGCGTGGTATTATCTGCGTTCCGACGGTTCGTGTGTAGTCGACGGCTTGTACGAGGTCGGCGCGGATAACATTTGCGCGTTCGATAAGGACGGCCGTTTGCTCACAGGTGACATCACAGTCACGACCAACGACGACGGTTACATCGCAGGAATTAAGGCTTAGTGTTATACTGTAACTGTTGATTTTTGGGAGCAAGTTCTCCTTCCTCAAACAAACCCCTCTCGCTGCAAACGGGAGGGGTTCTTTTTTTATGCCGATTTGATATAATTGAGCTAAGCAAAAAAAGAGCTTGGCACTTATTCATCTGCTCTTTTATACGGGCTGTGTATAGTGCATAGCCCTAATTTTTTACCTCGAAAAAAAA